GGTAGGTGCCCTGGCGGTAATCGGAAATCTGGCGGTCCGAACGCAGTTCGTTGGACTGAAAGCCCTCTTTGGACACGCCAACGGAACTGCTGGTGATGCGTAAACGGCGCATTTCCGGGTTGGCCGGGGTTACCCCGAATACGTCTTCCTTGACGTACGAGACTCCGAAACCGGAGCCGGAAGCAAATGTTGCCATGTATCTGTACTCCTTACGCGGGCATACCCGCTGATTGCGTTATTTTTGCGTATCGCAGCGCCACACAACGGACACGGGGATATGGAGCCTGCCGTCATCCAGGGTGGCCCCGCGTGCGTAGGCCGTGCGGATATGCAGATCAAACCCGCAGTACTCAAAGCGCGTGCCGCCCCGAAAGTGGTCAATTATGGCCTGCGCCATGCCTTCCGAGCGCTCAAGGCCGGTGTCCGCCACCTCATAAATGCTGATCTGATACACGCCCGTCAGGCGCTCAAAACCCTTCGGGCCCAGGGAGGCGGTAGCCGTCTCGCCAAACATGCACCAGGGGCGCAGATAAAGCTTGTCCGGGTCCGGGGCAAATGCCGCGTTGGGCCATGCCACATCGGCGGCGGTCAGGCCGATACCGGGCAGCAAAGCCAACAGGCGGGCGTCGAGTCCGCGCCGTATTTCAGGGTATGGGGTTCTCACGAGCCGCCCCGCCGTGTGAATGTCACCGCTTCACGCACGGAGCCGAGGAATTCGGCTGCGGTTGTTCTAACCATACCGTGCGGTGCCTGTTTCACGCTCCAGCCGTACTCAAGGCGCTTGATGTAGGGCAGCACGTTTGTGATAAAAAACGACCTGTCCTTTCGCGCGTCCCATTTACCTGCCTCTTCAATGGTGCGGCTCCCTGCGATCCCCAGAGCGGTATTCTTGTCGATTTCTCCGTTGACATCAGTTGCAGTGCCGTCAACCTTCCCTGCGGACGCACGCCAATTCGCAATTGCCGCACCGGTATCATGTGGCGTTCTGTCCGCGATCTTTGCACCTAAAGTGATGACGATCCGTCGGAGCGTGGCGTCAATATCGCCGTTCGTTTTCTCCACCCACGCCGATATATCCCGCGTAAAGACTTGCCCGGATCGCTTTGCGTCCGCAGCAATCGCCGCGTCCACCTTCGCCGCATGTCCCGTGTTCGCCATCACGCCCTCCGGATCAGCAGATAGTTAAGCAGCGGCACAACACCGGGCCGCAACGAGCTTACGCCCTTTACGGCCCACGCAGCGCCGTCGATGTCCACGCGGTCGCCAAGCTCCGGTTCGTACGTCCCGCAGCCGATAAGCAGCATTTCGTCACCCTCCTGGATAAGGGCCTGTTCCTGCCACCTCTGCGCCGCACCACTACTCGTATTGAGCGCCTTCATGATGCCCGGCGCGGTAAAGGTCAGGGTTTCCCCCGGCCCGTACGCGCCGCGCACAGGATCAAACGCGCCCTTGACCGTGCGGGTAAAGGTGAACATCACCCCGTCTTCCGCGAGATCGTTATAGGCGTCCCGCTGCTCTGCAACCCAATCCGTCTGGCTCATGCTACCCTCTCGCTATCCGCACAACCGCCAAAGTGGACGAGCCCATTGCGGGGCCGAAGAGACCGGAGAGAAGGCTGTCCAGCCAGCCGAAAACCGGCTTCTGGCCGTAACTGCCCTCGAACCATTCCTTTTCCAACACATCCGTTTTTTTGCGCTTTAACAGCGGCCCGGCTTGCGCCTCCGTGGTGAGTTGCACCCCGGAAAGCACCAGCAACGCCGCCTCGCATTGCGCATTTTTATAGGACACAGGCACAGTGTCCCCATCGATTGGGGTGCCGGAATAGTCCACAGCACCTACACGCGGGAACAGTAAACCTTGAGCGGGGTTCTTTTTCTCTCCGGTCACCTTCGGCAATGCGTAGGCGTCGAGGAACAGGGCGGACTTTCTGAGCGCGGCTTCCTTGCGGGGAAGCACGGAATCGTCCGCACTCTCCCCGGGCTGTGGCCAAGTCGCGTTACCCATCTTCAAGTGGTACGCGTCGGCCTCGGCCACGGTGACGTAGCTTTCCGCGCCTTCCAGGCCGCTGCCGTCTTCAACGATAAAGTCCGCCATGTCTCCCTCGCCTGTTAATCGTTACGCCGTCGCGGGCTGGCCGCTGTCTTCCTTGGCGGTGTCCTTGGGTGGTTCGGCCTTGCCCTGTTGCTTGGACTTGGCGGCTTCCTTGGGCTGGGCGCTTTCCTGCCCGCCCGGCACAGCAACCAGCCTACCGGAGGCAATCTCTGCCGCCGCGAACGCCTCGGGCACATCCAGCACAGCCGCGCCGTCATCACCGAACGTGCCGGGGTAACCGTACAGGGTGGTACGGTCGCCAGGTCGCCCTACGTAGGTCTTTTTGCAGGTCATCTTCATGGCCGCGCCCTTAGTTGCTGATGGACGTCAGCCGGGCAAGCCCGCGACGGTTGAAGTTGACGAAGTTGGCGTACTGCTTCACGCGCACGAGTTCGCTGTCCTTGTTTTCCATCACGCCCACGGTTTCGATCTGAATCCCTGCCGGGACGCCCGCCGGATGGATGCCCGCAACGCCGATACTGCGCGTACCGTCATCCACGTTCATGGCCCATACGGAGGTAAGGGCACCACCGGTCAGCGCCGCGCCGTTGGCGGTTTCCGTGGTGGAAAGGTAGTCGTTGCGGAAAATGGGAATGCCCTCATAGCCGATGGTGGTCCGCCCGTCGGGCAGAGATACCACCCAATCGGCCGGGGTGCCGCCGAGCGAACGGAGCAGCGCCTTGTAGCTGCGCATGGTGCGCGGAGCCATCAGGATGCAGTCCACTTCCCCGTCCTTGGAGACGACCTTTTCCAGCAGCGCGTCCAGGAGTTCGAAGCTGAGCGCCTGGCCGTCGGAAGCGTCCGTATACTGCGCCGCGTCACACAGCGAGTGCAGGCTGTGCATCTGCGGCATGGTGCCGGTACCGGTTGCCATGCCCTGCTGGAACTTGCGGCCAACGTGCTTGGCCTTGCTGGAAATCTGCGTTGCCAGCATGGAAACGCCGTCGCTTTCGCCCTGCGCCTGGACAAGGCCGTCCATTTCCACGTCGCCGATGAGCTTGGTGGCGGTATACGGCACCTGTTCGTAGGTAGACGGGTCTTTGTCGGTAATGGTTGCGTCAACGTTGTAGAAATCAACGCCGCCGAGCGCCAACTCCCGGTTCATAAGAATGGCTTCGCCGGTATACCCCTCGAAGGGCAGGATGGCGAAAAAGGGGTTGACGCTGATGATATCTTGCACAACGCCTTTAACGACCTGGTTCTGGATAAAAAGTTGGGCTTGCGCCAATGTCATAGATGCCATTGAGCATACTCCTTACTGTTTGTTGAGCGCCCCGGCCCGCAAGCCCTCCGCGATAATGTCGCGTGAGGTTTTCGGGGCACCAGGGGCAGGTTTGACCCCGCCGGGCATGCCACCGCTGCCGCCATTGGGCGCGACAGGTTTCAGCAGCTTGTCCCGTTGGGGATGGCTTTCGACAAGCATCTTGATGGCTTCTTCCGGACTGGCATAGGCAGAGGGGTTGGCTGCGCTGAACAGCGGATTCCCCGCGTTGTCCTTGGCAGACACCACAGGCTTGCCGTCCTGGTACTCGACGGAAAAGTTTTGCTTGAAGGTGGCATACGCAAACTCGGGCAAAAGGTTGGTCTTTTCCCGCAGGAAGGAAGAACCCGTAAAGGCGTTTTCCACCAAGAGGGTATGGATCATGCCGTCCCGTTCAGACAGTGCCGATTCCCCGCTTTTCTTTGCGTCCTCAAGGGCCTTTTCGAGGCTGGACACCTTCTGTGCCGCTTCCCCGGCATACTTGGCCTTGAGTTCTTCCAGCTTCCCGGCGTCAAGGAGCTTCCCTTCTTCCGCCGCTTTCGCGACATCCAGGGCTTTACGGGCCGCTTCGGGATCAAGCCCGTCAAAGCCTTTCATCTTCGCGGCAATCTCGTCCCGCTCCTTCCGCGCCGCATCCGCAGCAGTCTTCTTGGCCCGGTTGTCATCAATCATTGCGTTGACGTCGATACCCGCCGGTTCCGTTGCGCCCTCCTGGATAAAAAGAGGGAGGCCCTTGTCATCGAACTGCGGCTT